TCGACAACACGCCGCTTTTGGCGGCGCGCACCATGGCCTCGGGCATGATGGCCGGCATCAGCTCGCCGGCGCGGCCGTGGTTCCGGCTGCGGCTGGCGGTCGACGTGCTGAACAAGCAGCCCGGGGTGCGCGCCTGGCTCGACGAAGTGCAGCGCCTGATGCTGGAAGTGTTCGCGCGCTCCAATCTCTACAACTGCCTGCATACGCTCTATGGCGAGCTCGGGGTCTTCGGCACCGGCGCGCTGTGGGTCGACGAGGACGAGGACACGGTGGTGCGCGGCTACACGCTCACCGTCGGCGAATATTGGCTGGCGAGCTCGCGCCGGCTGGCGATCGACACGCTCTACCGCTCGATGTGGTGGACGGTGCGCCAGATCGTCGACACGTTCGGCCGCGACTCGGTCTCCGCCGGCATCTGCTCGAGCTACGACGCGGGCCTGCTCGACCTCGAATACGAGATTGTCCACGCCATCGAACCTAATCCGAACGCGGCGGCGTTCGTCCCGAGGTCCGCCGAAGCACAATGGAAGGGCCGGCTCAGCTCCCGATTGCCCTTCCGCTCGGTGTGGTTCGAACGCGGCCAGCAGGGCGAGCGCTCGCTGCTCAAGGTCTCGGGCTTCGAGGAATTCCCCTGCATGGTGCCGCGCTGGGACGTCGTCGGCTCCGACAGCTGGGGCTCGGGCCCGGGTTGGGTGGCTCTTGGCGACGCCCAGCAGCTGCAGATCCAGCAGCGCGACAAGCTGCAGGCCATCCAGAAGATGCACAAGCCGCCGATGGTCGGGCCGCCGGAACTGCGCAACGAGCCGGCGAGCCTCTTGCCCGGCGGCATCACCTACACCAGCGATCCGAGCGGCAAAGCCTTCCGGTCGGCGATCGACGTGCGCATCGACGTGAGCCACCTCGGCGCCGACATCGCCGAGACCCAGCAGCGCATCAAGGACGCCTTCTACGCCAACCTGTTCCTGATGATGGCCGAGAGCGACCGTCGCGAGATCACTGCACGTGAGATCGACGAGCGCCACGAGGAGAAGATGCTGATGCTCGGGCCGGTGCTCGAGCGCCTGCACGACGAGCTGCTCGATCCGCTGGTCAAGCGCGTGTTCAACATCATGACGCGCAACGGCATGATTCCTCCAGCTCCCCGCAGCGTGGGGCGCGAGCAGCTCACCGTCGAGTTCATCTCCATGCTGGCCCAGGCGCAGAAGGCGGTGGCTACCGGGGCGATCGAGCGCTTCTGGCAGTTCGGCATGCAGATCGCGGCAGCCAAGCCCGAGGCGATGGATCGCCTCGATGCCGACGGCACCATGGATGCCTACGCCGACATGACCGGTGTGCCGTCCAGCGTCACCGTCGATCTGCCGAAGGCGCTCAAGCTGCGCGCCGCGCGGGCCCAGGCGCAGGCCCAGCAGGCAGCGCTCGCCAATGCCGAGCGGTTGGCCAACACGGCCAAGAATGCCAGCCAGATCGATGTCGGCGGCGGCGTCAACGCCGTGCAGCTGGCACTGGGGAGGAGCTGATGACTGACCGCGAATTGGCCCGCGAGCTCGCCCGCCAGATCCTCGCCGCGCCGAGCGACCTCGGCTGGCTCATTCCGCTCGCCCAGGAGTTTCTGAGGCTCGCTGAGCGTGAAGCCAAGGAAGGGAAGGGCGGCAAATGAGCGACTTGGTCGAAGCAGGTCCGCTCGGCAACCAGCAGAAGGAGCAGGTGATCGCCCGCGACGCGCGGACCAAGGCGCGCCAACGCGACGAGGCTTTCCGCTGGCTGATGGGCGACCACAAGGGGCGGCTCCTGGTGTGGGAGCTCCTGGATAAGACCGGCGTGTTCCGCGGCGGCCTGATCGACACCGCACGGCTCTTGTTCAACGAGGGCGCGCGCAATGTCGGGCTGAAGTACCTGGCCGACATCCAGCGGCTCACGCCACAGCAGTTCGTCACTATGCAGGCCGAGGCGACCGCCCGGCAGAAAAAACCCGATGGAGACAAAAATGACCGAGCCGACGCCGAGTCCTGAAACCCCTGCGCCCGCGCCGAGCATTGCCGAAGCACCTGCGCCGGCCACACCCGCGCCCGCGGCCGAGAATTCTTTGCTCGGCTCGGAGACGCCGGCGCGTCCGACCTACAGCGATTTCAAGCTGCCCGACGGCGCCGCGGTCGACAGCGACTCGCTCAAGGCGGCCTCGACCTTGTTCGCCGACTCCGGCCTCAGCCAGGAGCAGGCGCAGAAATTCATCGATCTCGCAGTGTCGCGAGAGAAAGCCCAGGCCGAATTCGGTCTGCGCGCCTTCGTCGACCTGCAGAACAAATGGGTCTCGGAGATCAAGGCAGATCCCGACATCGGCGGTGAGAGGCTGCAGGCAACGATTGCCTCGGCCACCCGCGCGATCGATCGCCTTGCCATCCCGGGGCTTCGCGAGGCGCTCGACCTCACCGGCGCGGGCAACAACCCCGCCATCGTGAAGGCCTTCGCCCGCATCGGCCAGATGATCGCCGAGGACAGGTTCCGGCCGGGCAATGGCGCCCCGCCGGCCGCCCCGCGATCGCCGGCCGAAGTCATCTACGGCGCTCAGCCCAAGGGCAGCGCCGACCAATAACCTTCAGGAGTATCGTGAATGGCAACCCTTTCGTCTTCGGCGCTGACCCTTGCTGAATGGGCCACGCGTCTGGATCCCGGCGGCACTCCCGCCGCGGTCATCGAACTGCTCGGCCAGACCAACGAGATGCTGACCGACATGCTGTGGATGCAGTGCAACGACGGCGCCGGCCACAAGACCACGGTGCGCACCGGCCTGCCCGTCGCCACCTGGCGCCTGCTGAACTACGGCGTCCAGAAGTCCAAGAGCAACACCGCCCAGGTGCGCGATGCCACCGGCATGCTCGAGTCCTACTCGGACATCGACAAGGCGCTGGCCGACCTCAACGGCAATACCGCCGAGTTCCGTCTCGGCGAGGACATGGCCTTCATCGAGGCGATGAACCAGGGTATGCAGCAGACCGTGCTCTACGGCAACACGACGACGAGTCCCGAGCGGTTCGTCGGCCTCGGCCCGCGCTTCAGCACGGTCAACACCGCCAACAGCCAGACCGCCAACAACGTCATCGACGCCGGCGGCTCGGGCTCCACCAACAGTTCGATCTGGCTGGTCGGCTGGGGTCAGAACACGGTGCACGGCCTGTTCCCCAAGGGCAGCAAGGCCGGCCTGCAAGTGCGCGATCTCGGCGAGGTCCCGCTCTACGACGCCAACAACAACGTCTACCAGGGCTACCGCACGCACTTTAAGTGGGACTGCGGTCTCTCGGTGCGCGATTGGCGGTTCGTGGTGCGCGTGGCCAACATCAACGTGACGGCCGGCGCTGTCACCACGTCGAACCTGATCAACTTCCTGATCACGGCGGTGAACAAGGTGCCGTTCATCAGTGCGGCCGGGAGCTCACCGCCTCCGGGCGCTGCCGGGGGTACGGCGACCAAGCCGGGTCAGGTCAACTTCTCCTTCTACTGCAATCGCACGGTGCGCACCGCCTTCGACAGCCAGGCGATGGCCAAGACCAACAACTTCCTGACGATCGAGACCCGCGATTCGAAGCCCTACACGGCTTTCCGTGGCGTCCCGATCCGCATCTGCGACCAGATCACCAACTCGGAGGCAAGGGTCGTATGACCCGAGCCGAAACCCTCGGAGAAACATCATGCTCTTGGACAAACAGAACCAGTTCTCGGCCGACACCGGCGACAATCCGACGTCGCTGGGCAGCACAGCGTCGACCAACATCATCGATCTCGGCATCGCGCGCGATATCGGCGGCGCAGTCACCGACCAACTGATGCTGCTCTGCCAGGTCGCGACCGCCTTCACGTCGGGCGGCTCGGCGACTCTGCAGGTCCAGTTCCAGACCGCGCCCGACAACGGCTCCGGCTTGCCGGGCTCGTGGTCGACGCTGGCCCAGTCCGATGCCATTCCGGTGGCGTCGCTCGTGCAGGGCTATAAGTTCCTGCCGGGTGAGGTGCCGGGCGGCACGCTGCGCTTCATCCGCCTCAACTACGTGATCGCCACTGCGGTCATGACGGGCGGAGTGCTGAAGGCCTCGCTGGTGCCGTCGCTCGACCTGCAGCCGGCCTATGCCCGGGCCTACGCGGCCTGAGGCGGATTGACCGTGACGGAGGAGGGCGACCGTCCTCCTCCGATCTTTTCTTTGGCCGGAGTAGCGTATGGCCTCGATCAGCGACATCTGTAACGCCGCCATCTCCCATTGCGGCACCC